TGCGCTGGGTGTGGGTCAACGCCGATCTTGCGGACATCGTAGGTCTTCATGGCGTCCTCTATGGCCGCGCCGATGGTTTCCATGCAATGCCATTCCCCTGGCATCCTGCGTAAATAGCCCTGCTCTACCCATGCGCCAAGTGGGCACTTGCTGCGGCGTTCGTCCAGGGCCATGTCCATTCCCGCCCACCAACAGATATTGCGCCCACGGATGACGTTTCCATCGACAACCAAGATGCACATGGCTGTCAGGTCACATTGTGAACCGTATCCGCCCCGACTTAAATCAAGCCCAATGACCGCTGGCGCGCCGCGCAACCTTGACCAATCCGTATCCACCATTTGCCGTTCCAAGACGGATAGATCAATGTCGGTGGTTGCTACTTCGTGATACCGACACGCCAACTGGGTTTCGAATTCGGCAATTTGGGCCGGATCACCGCTTTCCAGCATCGTCCGCGCTGCCAATTCCAACTGGGTTCGGTCAATCAGCACCCCCAGCGCGGGGTGGGCTTTCTGCCAGGTGGCCGGATCTGCCGCCTGGTCATCCCGGTCTAGGCCGTAAAGCAAGGCCCACCACCCTGCCGGAAAGGCTTCACCGCTGTCCAAAGCGCGTTCACAGGCGTCCAAATACCCCGCAATCGGGCGCGTCCGCTGCTCGGGATCGGGCGTGGTAATCAACAACGCTTGGCTTGTCGCAAACTTGGCTAGGCCGGTCAGCAGACGCCCAAACGCGCGTTCCATTCGCGCCACTTCGTCCGCAACCACCAGGCGAACCGTCAGACCGTCCAAAGCCTTGTCGGTGCATGGCAAACTGGTGTACCGATGACCACCGTGACGCACTTTCCCGGGGTGTGCTGGGCTGCTTCCGCCGGTTGCCGTCCATTCCGCTTCCGCCCCGCCTAGCGTTTGCGTCATCACGGCCAGGCGTTCGAACGTCTTTTGGGCCAATCGCCCGTCCGGCGCAACGCTGGCAAACTCCAATCTACCGCTGGGATCCCTCATGGCTGCCGCAATCAGGCTTGCGGCAAACTCCGTTTTCCCGTTTCCGCGCGCCATCGTGGTGAGAAGCACCTTCACCGCTGGCGTATCCGTGCGGCGGCCATCGACTACTCGCCGCATGGCGAGCATCAACATGGCAATCATGCATTGGAACGGCAACCACACCAGGGGCTGACCCGCACCGGCTTCCGCGCCCTGGCCGCACTTCAACGCAAACGCGCGCGCCGCCTCTGCGGCGTCTTCGTCCCACCACACACCATGTCCGGTCGGATCTGCGCGGTGCGCTAGATAGCGCGCACAGGCTGCGCGTATCCGCACGTTGGCCACGATGGCCCCATCGACCACTTCCCGGGCGTAGGCGTCCGCTTGCTGGGCGCATAATGGCACCTCTTTACGGTGCTTACGGCGCGCGGTCGGTTTGGTGGTACCCACAGGGCGGTGCCCGTTGGGGACAGACCCCCCCGGGGGTATGGGGGGGGTGCGAATTTTTGCCATTTTTATTGACCCATTTCGTTGCAAGTCTTGATGGAGTGGCAATTTACGCACAACGATTGGAGATTGCCCCACGCATTCGACCCACCACGGTGAAGCGGCACGATGTGATCTGTTTCAAGATCAACCACGCTGCCACACTTCGCGCATTGCGGATGGCAAGCCTTGTGCAGTTTGGCGGTGCGTGTCCAGGTGCCGCCTCTGCTGCGTGGCACAGCAATGGCCCTAGCAGCCTCTCCAAGCCCTCCGCTGAACCGTAGGCGTTTCATCCCATCGCCCTCCTGAAAGCCGCCATTAGGGCATCGTCATCCGCGTATCGCCATGCCAGAATCCAGCAGCCGCGATCCTGCCGACAAAGCACCACGGGGATTAGCCCGTCCTCGGCATCACGCACCGCTTGCTTCATCCACTTTTCAGCGCATCCCTGGCGTGGAGCGTTGGCCAGCGTCCCGTCCTGCAACATGGCGTTACGAATGGCGTCCATGCGAACAATGAGAAAGCCGCTTTCGTCCACCAGGTGAACCGCATCCGATGCCATCAATCTTCGCGTCCACCACTTAAGCCGCCCCTGGTACCGCTTTACCTCCACATGGATGGCAATTCTGCCCCCATCAACCGGTTCAATATCAGCGGTGCCATCCCCCCGGCGTTGCGCTGTGCGCCGCCAGGGAAAGCCTAAGACGGCTTCCATCACGACACAAGCTTCTAATTCGCCGTTCTTGCCCTTGCGGCGGCTGTAGATGCTCATGGTGCATCCTCAATCACTTCGTGAATACCGTGCTTCACAATGAAGCCGCGCGGGTCGCCTTCCAGACCACGCTTGTCGAATCCGCCCCCGCACATCACGATCTGACGTTCCAAGAAATGTTCGCGTTCGCGCCATCGCTTGTGGTCTTCGCAGGATTCTTCGTGCTGCTGAATCACCACGGAAATCAATTCTTCCACAACGTCTACAGGAATTGACCCGGTTGAAATGCTGCGCTGGGCGCGCTTTAAGAGGCGTTCCCAGCGTTCACGGATGTTTCTCGGTATCTCAGTCATGCGACCCCCCTAATCCGGTGCATCAGCACTTTGCTGGCGTTGTGGACGCCTTTCATGTCTTCCGTAAGTGACGCCAACTTGGCGTAGGCGTCCACACCGGTACGCGCCCAATTGGTTGTAAGAACGTCCCAGGCTTCGCGCTGGTCTTGCTCGGGTACTGCGTGTTGTGCCAATACCCGCTTGCAGACGTTCGCCTGGCGGGTTGCGTCTGCTCGGGGATCACGCTGCAAGATCCGATCCCATACCCATCCATCAACCTCCCACCCCCCGCTGGCGGCGACAGCCGCCGGGGGGTTAGGTATGGGGTTAAGTATGGGGTTAGGATCCCGGCGCACCTGGTGCGCTTCTCCGGCGCATCTCGTGCGCTTCTCCGGCGCACCTGGTGCGCTTCGTGATGCGCACGTGGTGCGCTTCACAACGTAGCGCAAAGCCTTTCCACGGGTGGACGTTTCCAACCACCCATCGGCGCGCAGCCCATCAACGGCGTTCTGAAGCGCGCGCCTGGACAGCCCACACTTGGCGGCCAACTTGCGCTGGCACGGATACGCCGACTTGCCGTAGTCCAGCAGGGCTAACAGCACAATCTTGTGAACAGCGCGCATTGGTGAAGCCCAAATTTCATCCCGCGCGGCTCCATGCATCGATTGTCGTGATGCATCGCAATTCGTTTTGGCTGATGCAGTACCGATCTTCCATTTTGCCGGTGTTCCGGTCATCCTTGACATCCTCACTAGTCGCCCATCCAATGATGGTTAAACGTGGATCCTCAGCAACCACAAGTAGATAGGCGTCAGCGTGAATGCCGTTCATGCGGCACAACAGGCGTCCGTCCTTCCTTGCGGTTGTCTTGACATCAATCGTCTTGCCGTTCAATTCCATGTCTGCGCCGTACTTCCGTGCCTGGTCATCCCAGCGCGTTGGCAAACGCAGACACTTCCTGGCCGCCCATTCACCCGAAACACCGATGAAATCGACATGGGCGCGCTGCTCGGCTGTTCTCTTGCCCACCGCCACGCTCAGATCCGTGCGGGATTGGCCGTTGTTAAACAGCCGCATGGCTGCAACGATCCCGATGTATTTCAGATCGTCAGCGGTTGGCAAATACTCCGGCTGCCAGCGGAGCAACATCATGCGATCTCCATGTCAATGACTTCCTTCGCAATGTCGCCCGTCTCCCCTTTCGCGTTCGTCTGAGGCTCCAATACCACCTTGATCAGACGCCCGGACATATCAGGCACTTTCTTGAACGATGTCCACTCGGGATCCGGCTGCCCTGGTGCGCCTTCCAGCGAAACACGCCAATAGGGTTTCCCTGCCTTGCTGGTCAATTCCTTGACCCCCGCACAAATTCCGCGAATCTCACGTAACGCCCCCGCAGAGCCTTTCGGAGCGTCAGGACGGAGCGGAAGCCGCTTTACGCCCTCGGTGCCCTCCTGAGGCATTGTGGTGGCTTCCTGCGGCATCTCCTCAGCCAAAGACGATTCCGCCCCAAGCATCGCACATGCCCACCCCATGACGCCCTTCAGCGCGCGCCCGGTTGCACGGGTCTGCGCCATTGCTTGGCGCGCGAAATGGGGACGGGTATTCCAGGGGCGTTCGTCATCAAACACGGATGCCATGCCGCGCCCCACGACAACACCATCACGCAGCACGGTTGCCGTTGCTTCCCAGTAACCGGGCAGATCATCAACCGCCGACACATGGCGGATTGATTCGATGGCGGTGGTGTAGCCCAGGGCGGTTGCCACGGCTTGCGCCCCGGCCACCATTAGGTATTGGCGTCCCTGAATGCGCGCCGTGTAATGCTCCAACACCACGGCACGAACCGCGCTGACGGCTTCCGAATTCCGGTTTGCCAATTCGATGGGGTTCACTTTGCACCCCCTTCGAAAGCAACGAAACAGGCAATACCGCGATCCATTTCGATTTCGATTTCCGCGCCCGGTGCCAACGCTTCAGCAGCGGAAATCGGGTACTTCAACGTCACCCAATGCGGTTGATCATCCACCAGGACAATGATTTCCCAGTAGCCACGGAACGTGCGATCCCAACCGGCCACGGCAACAGGCTTGGTCTTGATTGTGGTGATCACGCGGCACCCCCGCGCGTTTCCATTTCCATCTGCCGCTGCAGACCCATAGCGATCAGGTATTCCGCCTGGCCGCGCACGGTGCGCTTATAGATCACCGCTTCGGCAATCAGCGACTGATAAACCGATTCCCCAATTCTGATCTGCTTCGCCGGTTCCGCCGCAAGAACGCTTTCCCTACGGCGCGTCTGCGCCGTCCTTTCATCGCTATTTGTCATCTTCGCTCCAAAGTGTGGAGCGCGGAAAGGTTCGCTAAAGTGGTGGGATGCGTGTTATGATAAATTGCAATCTGTTAAACAGGTGCAGGGTTATCAGCATTCACCGCAAACTGGTGCAATCCGCGCTTACGCGAGATAGTATCGGTCAAGCCCGGAATTGCAAGTAGATTTCCCTGCCCCGTAACACACTTTTTTGCGTGTTCAGATCCGGCGCGTAACCTACGCTGGTTATTCGCTTCCATATCTGCCGCTGCGCGCAGACGTTGCACCGCGCGCGACTTGCAGGAACCGACTTTAAACCGCCAATCCCACGGCCCAGCGGGATCCGCCGTAAGCGTCCATTGTCCTGGCGGATCGGTATCCCGCCGCGCTAGCCACCAATCGCCCCTGGCTGCGTCCCTTCGTTCCATAGCAGTCCTGATGCTTGGATTCATTCCCGGATCGTAGCGCGATTTCACCACAATCAACCAGGAAGAATGCCCGAAATGATCTTGGCTAGCCAGGCGGGTGTCCGGCGGTTTAGCCATGCTTTCCGGGCAGCGCACCTACACCCTGGGGAAGCCTTAATCCCAAGCCACCGCGCAGCCCTGGCAACAACATCACCCACTCCATACGAACGCCTGGCCGTTTGAAGCGGTGGCAGGTTCATCAAGTCGCGCATGGTCTGCTTCCCAGCAGGCGTGTTCAAATCGACTTCTATGACACGCTTAGGCTTGTGGGGATGCTTAAGCCGTAGGACGCGAGCGGTGCTGTGCTGCTGCATGATGCAACCTGATATGGGGCAACGGTTCCCGTCCCAAGTTCGGTTGTGGAACAGTCGATGCTAATAGATGATCCCGTAAGGGTGCATGGTGGAGCAAGCACCCTGTTGTATGGGCGAATGTTTGCCGGGCAATTAATCCCAAATGAGCCGCTTTGCTCAAAAACTCTATTTTCGGGGATTGCCCCGTAAGACCACAACAACGGATACGAACCCGAAATCGGGTACGGATTGGCCGAATTGAATCCAGGCGTAATCGGCTTGCCGTAAATGGCGTTGATACGCCAGGATTCAAAGAAGCCGGTTTCGTAGAGGTCGGTTAGGCAGCCGTCCGACAGGCAAGGAAGTTTGGTTTCGTCATACGCGGTCGCGGTTGCGGAAACAACACCCCAAAACAACCACTTTCCGGTAGTTAGTGATGGATTGCATAAGTTCATCGTGTTGAGAGCCATACCCAAATAACTTTCAGGGTTTCCCCAAAAGTTTGCCCAGGTGGCGCAAGCGAAAGCGAATTGCGCGTCCGTATCAATCACGCGCGTTCCGTTTGGTGTTTCGCTAACTTTGGAAATCGAAAAATACGATCCGCTGCTAACTGTGACAGCATTCCATACGGAGGTCACGCCGGAAGATGCGGCAGCGTGGGTAAAGACGCGACCGTCACCATTGTCGCAATACGGGGTAACCACGCATGGTGCGCGCCCGGCCGCAGAGTTTTGCGGCTGCACGATGTAGTAACTGTCGTTTGGGCCGACATCCATCATGTCCGTGGTGTGCAGAATGCACTTTCGGAAATACAATGGGACATAGACAGGCCCATCGGGATATGCCGTATCGCATTGTGCCGGACATCCATTGCTGAATGGCCCGGTGACGGTGGTTTTCCCAACGCGATATCCCGATGATGACATCGGAATCGTGATCGTCCTGGTTCCTGCTTCCCATTTCGTAGGACAGGTCGCCGCTCCTGGTGGATACGGATTGCCGCCACCACCGGAACAACACCGATGCCTACTCAATCTTTGGCCTTGCCTCTACGGCAGATGATGAACCCGGCAATAAGACCCGACAGCCCCAGGGCCACCGCGAATGCAATCGACCCTAAAAGAGATTCAACGCT